CTTTCCCCAACTTGTCCACAGCCAAGGAGATCGCGATTGACCTCGAAACTTCTGACCCGCATATGGAATCTATGGGTCCCGGTTGGCCTCGCAACGACGGGTTCATTGTTGGTTACGCTGTCGCCGTCGATGGGTGGGCTGGGTATTTCCCTGTTGCTCATGGCGGGGGCGGTAACCTCGATAAACGTCTTGTGGAGCGTTGGATACGGGACGTCCTCGCCACCCCAGCCGACAAGATCATGCACAACGCAGCCTATGACGCCGGGTGGCTGGGTGCAGGTGGATTCACCATTAACGGCCGAATCTATGACACCATGCTGGCTGCGCCCCTCATCGACGAGAACCGCTTCTCCTACAGCCTCAACGCGCTCGGCTTCGACTACCTCAAAGAAGTCAAGAGCGAACAGGCTCTCAAGCAGGCCGCAGCCGATTTCGGTGTCCACCCTAAAAAGGAACTGTGGAAGCTCCCGGCCATGTACGTCGGGGAGTACGCCGAGCAAGACGCGGCGCTGACCCTCAAGCTCTGGCAATACTTCAAGATCAAGATGCGCCAGGACGAGGTCGAGTCCATCTTCACGCTGGAGACCGACGTCTTTCCCGTCCTGCTGAACATGACCCGCAAGGGCATTCGGTTCGACAGGGACAAATGCTCACGGCTCATTGACCAGATGAAAAATCGCGAGAGCCAGCTTTTGCGAGAAATAAAGGAGCAGGCCGGAGTTAAGGTCGACGTCTGGGCCGCGCAGTCGATTGCCACCGCCTTCGACCGCCTGGGCATCCAGTACAGCAAGACCACCAACGGGCTGCCAAGCTTCACCAAGGGTTTCCTGGATTCCTGCGACCACCCCCTGGCCCGGATGATCGTGGAGGCCCGTGAGACCAACAAGACGCACAGCACCTTCTTGCAGCCGTATCTGGACTTCAGCGCCAAGACCGGGCGCATCCACCCGCACGTAAACCAGATGCGCTCGGATGACGGCGGCACGGTGACCGGTCGCCTGTCCATGGCCAACCCCAACCTGCAGCAAGTGCCCGCGCGCCACGAGGTGATCGGCCCCATGGTCAGGAGCCTGTTCCTGCCCGAGGAGGGCGAGCTGTGGGGGTCCAACGACTTCTCCTCCCAGGAGCCGCGCCTGCTGGTCCACTACGCCAACCTGTTGGAGCTGCCGGGCGCCGATGTGATGGTCGACGCCTACCGCAACGACCCGGACACGGACTTCCACCAGATGGTCGCCGACATGGCCGAGATCAAACGCAAGGCCGCCAAGACCATCGGCCTGGGCCTGATGTACGGCATGGGCAAGAACAAGCTGGCGGGCCAGTTGGACCTGTCCGTGGACGAGGCCGGGGAGCTGATCGAGCGGTTCCACAAGAAGGTGCCGTTCCTCAAGGGCACCGTCAACGCGGTGATGAAGCGCATCGACCACCCGGCCGCTGGCGGGTCCATCCGCACGCTGCTGGGCCGCAAGTGCCGCTTCCCGCTGTGGGAGCCGATGGAGTGGGGCGTGAACAAGGCGCTGCCGCGCGAACAGGCCGTCATTGAATACGGCCAACGGATCAAGCGCGCCGGTACCTACAAGGGCCTGAACCGCCTGATCCAGGGGTCAGCCGCCGACCAGACCAAAGCGGCCATGGTGGCCCTGGCAAAGGCCGGGTTCGACCCGATTCTGCAGGTGCATGATGAGGTGGCCCTGTCGGTCAAGAACCGCGAGGTGGCCCAGGAGGCCGCCCAGATCATGGCCCACGCCGTGCCGCTGCAGGTACCCAGCCGCTGCGACGTCGAGGTCGGGCCCAGTTGGGGCGAAGCCAAATAAGAGCTATACTGGCCCTGCTGTTACGACACTTGTTGTTGAAACTTCCCGGGTTTTGCGGCCTGGGAACGTAAAAGGGGCCCTTAGCGGGGCCCCTTTTACTTTTTGAACCAGCCCTGGAACAAGTCAAGCTGCGTGAGCTTGAACACGTACTCGCCGCTGCCGCGCCCCGGCATCAACTGCGCCTGCAGGCGCAGCTCGTTGGCCAAGAACAGGCCCGCCCGGCGCACGACAGAAGACGGCAGGCCCGTCCACTGCGCAAGCTCAGACGTCCTGCCCTCGTAGCCGTTCCTGCGCAACTGCGCCAGGATCATCTCCCGAGCCTCCTCGGGCTTGATCCGCCGGGAGTTCATGTGGTTGCCTCTACAGCGTTTGTGTCCTCTAGCGCCGAATCATTGACCAGCACCAGATTTCTCAATGACAAGTAGTCGTCGATCACGCTGGAGCGGGTAAAACTCCACAGAAACCACGGCCGCATGTGCAGTCGCACCCGGAACCGGCGTAGCGTCAACTCATAGCGATCAACGTCATACCAGACCCATGCGACGACAAAGCCGCTACGGGCTCGGGAGATGTTCAGCCCAATGTGGAATGGCTGGCCCTGCGAGTTGTAGTGGATCATCAGAACACCCCAAACCAGATGCCCGTGCCATGCACGCAGCCCACGGGGAAGAAGATCGCCCCGGCGATCAAGAACCCCCACTTGGCCGCACTCAAGCACGTGATGACATGCGTGAGCCACGCGGCGAACACCCAGCCAATTGCCAAAATGGGCCACAGTTCGCTCATCGCGCATTCCCCTCAAGCCGGTCCGCCACCAGCATTGAGTAGCCCGCGATATCGAGCCACGAGTCAGCGTTGTCCGGGTTGCCGTTGACGATGCGCGCCATCTTGTGCACGATCATCTCCAGCGCTTCCCATTGATCATCCGCAAAGGTCTTGTTGTGCTTTTGCGCGTGCCCCGACAGCGTGCGCTTGATCGATTGCATCAGCGCAGCGCCATCGGCGAACGTGCCGTACTCCACGGCCCGAGAATCAAGGACCGCGTCTACCTTGGCCGGTTCGGGAGGAAATGTGGGCACCTCAGGCACCGGCAGCAACTTGGGCACCACAGGGGTGACCTTCTTGCGCAGGCTGTAGATGTACGGGGCGCTGACCTTAAATTTGGCAGCGACGTCCGCCACCTTAACGTCAGGATGAGTGGCGAGGTACGCCATAATTTTTGCAGTCTTAGATTTCATAGCAGTGCTTCTTCCCAGTCAGGGCTTGGTTGAGGTTTCTTCTTCGGCGGCGCGGGCATCCGGTCGGGGTCCAACCGCTCAAACGGCCACCAGCGTTTGAGTTCCTCTTCAGAGAGGCGTTTTTTCTTTGGCTCCATCTTTCTCCTTTCTAACCATGCTTCTTGCCTTACCATTGCGCAGGCACTGTGTGACGTAGTCCATGGCCCTTTCCAGGTCCACCACAGTACATGCCTCCAACTGCGCATCGTGGATTTGCATCCCCAGATTCAGCGCAGTAAGTTCGGGCCCTCGCAAAATAAACTTGCCAGTCTCCACTCCTCGGCGTCCCAACTCCAAGAGAGCGTCTTGCGCGGCCCGAATCTCGTTTGCCCACTCGTCTCCGTATCTGAAGTACGCCAGGGCCTCAGTCACGTTCAAAGCACCAATAAGGACGTCGATGTCCTCACGGGTGCCTTCTCCTTTGCGCACGGCTTCTAAGGCCGTGTGGTTCTTGATCATCAGCGTCACGCCCGTGCTTATCGAGCCCACGCGCTTGAGGCCAGATATGACATGGTTGATGGGGTCAAGAATGACCCCCTTCGGGCGATACTTGCTGCGTTTCCTCACGACTATCCTTTCTGTTACACCAAGTGTAACTCAACTATTTTTTAGATGTCAACGACTTTACAAGCAGTGCCACTACTTTCGGGATGGGCACTTCTTCTTTGATCCAGCGGCTGATGGTGCGGTAGTGGACATCGATCAGTTCGCCGAAGTCTTTTCGGGTCAGGCCTACCTGCTTGAGGCTGTCGTGTAGTTCTTGTCCGGTCATTTGGGTAGCTCCTTCTTTCCTTTTTCTGATGCGGCCTTGGCCGCCTTCTCGCTTGTGTATTGCTTGGCGCTGCTCTTGACAACAAACAGGCCGCTCAGCTCATCCTTCTTAATCTCTTCGACCACCTCGCCGTCCTCGGCTTCCAGGACCCAGTGCGTGATGTTCCATTGCTTCCACTTCACTTGGGCTCCTTGGGTACGGTGATGTTCTGCATGGACAGCAAGATGCCCGCCTTGCGCCGCACTTCGACGCTCACGGCATGGCCCAGGCCTTCGGGGTCTTGCAGCTCCAACAGGAAGCTGCGCAGCACTACGTTGTGCGCTGCAATACGCTCGGCGGCGGCTTTGAGGGTGTCCAGATCGCTCATTTGTTTCCTTTTACGGCTTTTGAATAGGTTACAAATTGCTTGACGTTGAGCACCCGCTGCGTCTTTGAGATGCCCGACAGGTGGCTGATGTCGACCCCTTCCTCGCGCTTGCGCTCCACGACATTTGTCTGGTTCTGGGACATCATGGAACTCGTCCCCCGGAAGTTCGGGTCCTTGGCAAACATCGATGGGCGCGGGTTGTTGCGCCACAAAAACGGGCTCTCAGGGTGGCATTTACAGGTCATCTCATCTTCCTTTCATCAATCCATAGAACAAGCCCCAACAGGATCAAGGGGGCCATGCCCACCAGCACCAGCGACAGATAAATCATTTGCTGCCCCTTTGTCGAATCGCGGCGGCAATGGCCAGGGTGCCGTAGCCCTCAACGCCTAGCTGTTCACACATCGCGGCACACGCATCACGCTCGGCTGCGGCGACAAGGTCGGCGAAGCGTTCTACCGTGTGCGTCTGTACCATGTAGCCTATGTCTGGGTGGCGCGTGTAGTAGTCGCTTTCGCGCTCAAGCACTTCGTCTTGCTCTTCAATAGTCTCTACATCAAACCCCGCCTCTCGCGCCATGCGGATGATCTCGTCGCGGGTCATGGCGGTCACGATGGTTTCCTTTCTCCGTTCTCAAACTTCTCGCGCTCATCTGCGCTGTTGTGAATAGCCAAAAAGTCCTTGGGGTCGATGCGTGGCTCACACCAGCAACTTGGCATAAGTATGTGTTCGTACAGATCGTCAGTTGGCACGATGTGCTGCACAAGGTTTCCGGCTTCGGAAACAAAGCCTTCAAGTTTCCAAGTCATAGCTGTCTCCCCGGCGTTCTAGCAGCGCACGGCCACTGCGACTTGAGCACATGCGTCACCAGTGAGTCGGCGGATAAATGCCGCACTGCGGGCAGGTTAGTCAGATAGTTGCGCACCATGTCGCGCATCTGCCCAGA